AACCGAAGCAGTGTACCATGCTGTACCTCCTTTTGTTGCATCTAGGAAAGAAGCGGTAACGTAAGTATCGTATGATCCTGTATTCCATATTTGGGAAACACCTGCTTGAGTATAGTTCCAGCTACATCCTGATTTATTTATTGGTAGATCTCCAAACTTACCTATTCCTTCGTCCCAACTTTGTGAGATTGGATATCCGTAAATAGTATAATCTTTTGGAAGCTCGTTAGCATAAGCAAGAAACATTTTTAAGCTAGCTGAGAAGTCAGTACCGGTTCCTGCTTTATTATTTAATGTATCTTGTATTTCGTCACTACTGAATTGTATCAATGCACGAGAAGTTTGTCCTGCAGTTGATGTAAAGTATCCAGCAACTTCTAATATTTCATCTCTACCTAAATTGGCTACCTCTTTTTCAGTGTAGATGAAAGTATCTTTTTCGGGAAAAATTCTATATATTGCCATCTTATAATGTTGTTACTCGTCCTTGAATGTCTTGATCTAAAAACTTAACTTCAAATACCATAGGGTCATAAGAAGGGTATACTATATTTCCTTTCGTAGCTCCTTTTATGTCGTATGCGTATTGAGAATAATTACCTCCTACCTTATTAGTAATCTCTAAATTTTGTACAGTCTGTACTCCTTTTACTCTATCTAACGTTGTAGATATTTGAGCAAGATTTATAGGTTCGTTTATAGCCCAATTAGATATATTAAAGACTTCTTTTAATTTATTAGTACAGCTCAATAATACATCTCTACCGTTATAGTTTGGTCTAGTTAAAATATCAAACTTAATACCTATATTAACTACAAATGCATCTTTTATAGTTACTGCATCTGTTAGTATCATATATTGTGATAAATATTTCCTTAAATTTTCCTTTAAGTTAGAGGTTGCTAAAGTAAGATTTTTGTTTACATCATATGCTAAAACATACATTGATAAAGCTAATGGATTAGAATCTAATATAGAATCAGATTTATTATTATTAGAAACTAATTGATCTTGAGTTACATGTGCTTTAGCTATAGTACCGAAAGTTGAAGGTAAACTTAATGCTCTAATAGCATAATCCTGTAGTGTTACAGATCTTCCTTGCTCGTTAAATGCTCTAAAAGTATTTTCTCTTATCTCTTCTACAGTATCTCCGTCTCTACCTCCTGTAGCTGCTCTAGGATTATTAAATGATAATGTACCTTGATAGGTAGTGTCTGAAGCAGTAGAGGTGGTTGATGTTTGAGTTTGTACAGTATTAGCAGGTACATTAGCTTCGATTCCTCCTCCTACTAAGTACCTAATAGTTAAAGTTGTACTAGACGGTGCTAAACCGTATGATCTTGAATATAAAAAGTTAGAAGGATCATATGCATAGTCTGTTCTAGTAATACCTTGATTTGTACCAGCTCCTACATTTAATGGGTCGGGTAAAAAAGTTGAATCGTCGTTACCTGATATTCCTGCTCCAAATTGTATAGAAAGTTGACCTTGAGAGTTAAATCTAGTAACGAACCTTCTAGGTACCCTTTGTAAGGAGGCTAAATAAGGTACTACATTAGCATCTGATTCTGAGTTAGAAGTTTCTACTACTATAGTGTCTTGTCCTAAAAACGGTACTTCGTACCAGGTGTTATTACTACCATCAGTTATATCTAATACTCCAATTATATTTTCATCTTCAATAGTAATTGTATTAAATTTTTCTGCTGTTGTATATGTCTGAGTAGATGTTTTTATCTCTCCTGAAAAAGCTTTTACTGTTTTCTTTAAAAGGAACTCAGCAGGATTACCATTTGATAGAGAGTTAATAGTTATCTCTGTAGGATCATAAGAGCTAGAGTATGCAAAATCTATTTTTTTATCTATGATAAAATTAACATTACCGGAAGATAGTTGAGCATTAGCATTAATAGTAAGTGCTTGTTCAAAATTTGGTTCGTAGTTAGAACCGGATGCTGCTACTCTTTGAGTAACCTCTATGTCTACTTCTGATACTGTTGTAGTTTTAGGTCTATATCCTAGCATGTAAGCCATGTTATATAGGTTGCCTGGGTTTTTAGCGTACTGCAAGAACGTTTCTTGTAGCTGTGTGTCTTGGTAAAATGATAATATATCACCTACATAAGCGGCCATCTCAATAAACATTACCCCTGGGGATGTTGGTGAGAAGTCGTTGTATGTATCAGGAAAGTAGTTTTTTGCAAACTCTGTTAATTGAGTTTTAAAATCACCGAAATCCCTGTTGATATATTTTATCTCTCTTTCTTCTGCCATTACTGTTGAAAGTTAATAATTAGTTCGTCTTCTATATTAGTTTCTGATACTGCATACTTAAGTGCTAACGTTACTGTGTTATTATCTGTATCAGATCCGATTTTTAAATCTGTTAAAATAACTTGAGGAAAATATAAATATAATCCTTCTTTTATTATGCTCTCTAATCTATCTTGTGTATCAGAATTAATTTGTTCAAAAACTACAAATCGTAACTCAGAACCAAAAGCTGGGTCGAAGTATTTTTCTCCTTTACCTGTTAAAAAGTAATTAATCATATTAGCTTTTAAAGCTTCTTTAGTTTCATAAGTAGAGTTAAAAACTGCTTTACCTGTAAAAGGTAAATTAACTCCTATAGCCTTTCTAGGCTGTAGATCTAAAGGATTAATTTTTTTAACTTCGAATGCCATATTATAATGCTCCTACTTTCTTTTTATCTAATTCATTAGATTTTTTTAGAACTGCACCTGCTTTTTTAACAAAGCTTAATTGAGATATATCAATCCCTGGTGCTGGTCCTGTCATGCCCATTTGGTTAGCCATAGAGCTAGCAAAATTAGGTCTTGATACCATGTCGGACGATGCGTTAACTACATTTCTGTATTCCTCGTTTGTCATGGTTTCTTTTGTCATCTTTAACATTTCATCTAAAGATGATTTACCTGTTTTAATATCAGGTGTTGTTTGCTTAACTATAGGTTTCTTTTTCTCTATAGGTTTTGATTCACTAATGCTAGGAGCACTAGCTGTCTTAACAGCTTCTGTAAGGATGTCTTGTAACTCCTCCTTAACTGCTGCTCTTACTTCTTCTCGTATGATTTTACGTAATTGATCGAGTTTCATATATATAAATAGTTAGGTTATGGAAGTTGATTTTCAATTCTAAATTTTATTTCGTCTACTAGTACTTTTGTTGAGGAGCTAAAAGAGGATTCCCCTTTCAGTACTATAACTCCTGTTATATCTTTAACTGCAGCATATCTTTTTGGTGCAGGTAAGTTAGGTTGTTTATCTTCTAATATTACTATAACGTAATTATTACCGCTTTTTGATCTGTATACCGTGTCTCCTTCTTCTACTGCAGGTGGTTGTTCACCTATCAATTTTAAGAATTTATTTCTTTGATCTGAAGGTAGTTTATTAACGCAACCTTCTAAACTAATATCAATTGAGTTTAATTTTGCTTTTACTGGTTGAATAAAAACGGTAGCATTTTGAGTCAATTCTTTAATTGCTGATTGATCTTTCTCTAGCATATCTACAAATTGACAGGATAATGAAAGCAGTTGAGCAAACTTATTAGTTACTTTAACTGGTAATGAAAATATAACTCCTCCAGTTGGTGGTGGAACACCAACGGTAGTTAATATAGCTAGTTGTTCTAATACGGTAACCGTAACCTTTGCAGATTTGATAGGAGGATCTAAACTTTCAGCAGTTTGCTTTATAGGTTCTATCTTGTTTTCAAAATTCTCTATAACTTGTACAAGATTATCTCTTATGGCTAATATCTTTTCTAACTCTTCTACTGGTGGGCAGACGTCTCCGCTTAACTGTTCTGTAATTTTATTTACTTGCTCCATTACTTTACCTATAACAAAAGCTCTTGCTTTTCCTACTTGCTGGGCAATCCATGCGGATAATTGAGATGCTGGTATACTACAGGGCATTATTCAGTAAATACTTTTTTAGATTTTAAATTAGATATACCTCCAGGGTTTAACTGAGATTTAAGGTTATCTTTTATTTGCTTAAGAGCAGAAGAACCAACGTCGATAAGTCCTGGTAGTGGATCTCCTTTAATTGTTTTAGCTTTAGACATACCGGTTGTTATTTCTATTAATACATCTAGTATATCAGAGAGGTAAGTTTCCATTCTATGTCCTAATACTACAGGTTGTTTAACTTTAGAACCTGCTACCCTAGCTCCAACTCCTAAAAATATAGCTTCTCCGTCCAAACATATGTACTTATGAGCATCAAAATTTAAAGTGTTGGCGTTCAACCCTACCGATTCAGCAGCTGATATAAGAGCGCTTTCATTTTTAGCATTAAAAAATAATCTACCTCCGTTAATTATAACCTGGCTACCTTTATAGTCTTGAGCTGTTGCAGGTTTTTTATCGTAAGTAACTCTTTTAAAATTAGCTTGAACTAGTTTAGAAGAGTGATCTGAGAGTAAGTATATTGAAGATGCATCTTCGTTTATATCTTCTACTATAGGTGTGAAGCTATTATCGATTAACTTCTGACCGTTGCTTATGAGTGTTAGAGGTTTACCTTGATTAGAATCATCTGTAAATGTATTACTCTGTGCTTTATATCCGCCCATTCTAATAGACTGTCCTTGTCTGCCGTCTAAGATAATATCTCCAGGAAAAGGTTGAAGTGGGTTAATATCAACTCCTTCTTCTATATCTTCTCCTAATTCCAAGGTATCTCCTACAGGGTAACCGCTATGGTTTGGATGATTCCACATAGACACTATAGTAGTGTAGTAAGTTCTAGAGTTATTAGCTGAGCTACGTATTGACGGTGCTGGTGCTTTTAATAGAAGTACTATTTCGTTAACTAAAGGAAGAGTTCTAAATGAAGAGGTTAAAGGGTAAGCTTCTTTAAGAGCTTCTACTTCTTTACCTGAATCATCAGTATCGTCAGAAAGCTTTGAATACTTTATTACTCCAACTGCTTCTGAACTACCGTATTTAACGTACTCTGGATCAGTATTATCTAGTATTACTTTTTTAACTCTAACAGGTACAAAAGACCTTGAATCGGTATTAATACTATCATTACTGCTCCTAGCTAAAGGTTGAGTATTTAAATTGTAGTTAGCAGGCATTACTCTTGTTCTTCTTCTGGTTTATCTATCTCTTCTATTTGATTTTCTATTGCTTCTTGTTCCTCTAATAGGTCTTGAAGATCAGAAAAGTCGAATTCACCTGATTCACCTTTAGCAGCCGCTGTTTCTATACGTTGTATTACCGTCGCTAATTTAATCAAATGTTCATCATTCTTTACTCCTATCTCCATATACTCCTTAATCATAGGTACAATAAGAGTAGCATCTCCTATATTCTCTATAAGAGGTTTTAACTCTCCAATCAATGCTTTTACTTGACCTTTCGTTTCTTTTGAATTGTCATATATCTCGCCAAATAGATCAGATAGAGTTTTACCTTTGAATATTTCTTTATCTAAACTCATATCTATTTTATTTATAAATAGATTTAAGGTAAGTTATTCTTAATAAATCCTTTTTCGTATAAAGTATTATAGTCTTTATAGAACTCTTGCTTTAACACGTTTACTACTTTAGTTAAATGAGGAGTTTCACAGTCAGTCATTTCTCTTATGTAGATATAGAGAGCTTTCTTTTTAAATATTTCTAGATCGTGTCTGGTTTTAAATACTGTTAAAACAGCATCAGCTATCTTTTTTTCGCTTTCTTTTATAAAGATATCGTCTAACTTGAGATACATATCTTCTATGAATAGATCTAGAAACTGGCTTAATGTAATACCTACCTCATTATCTAGAGAGAAGTTATTTTTAAAGCTCTGAGGAGCTTCGTCCATCGAACCTATTTGTTTAAGTTTTTTATAATTTTTATTATTATAGTTAATCAACCACCTTTTAACTATAGTGCCGTAGTAAGAATATGCTTTAGCTCCATTTGTAGGATCAAATTTATCCATTTTTTCTTCGTATAGCATTGATACTATCTCATGTTTTAAATCTTCAATCTTATCAACATCAGTATAGTAGAACTTAAAAGTATGGATAATATTCTCTGCTAGCTTGTAGAAAGGGTAGTAAATGTGTTCAGTAAAGATGTGGTTTCTGTAATCCTTGTTGTCTGAAAGGTTATATTTTACTATGTATTCTTCTGTTTCTTTTGTAAAGTAGTTAGCTTTACTCTTCTTTCTTGCCATAATTTTCGGGGAGCATATATCGATTTAAGTCTTTTTGTATAGTTTTAATCTCTTTAAAGAAAAAACCGACCTCGTCATCTGATTGAAAGACCCCTCGTTCATCAAGCTTATTGAGTTTTTTGTTAGATTCTTTTATTATATTTGAAATATTTTGAAGATATTTAGTTTGATCTATAGTGACATCTTCATATTTTTCTACTTTTATCATAAGGTTTCTTACAATATAGGCTAAAAAAAGTATAATAGCAACTAATATTCCGGAAATTATGTAGAAGTATGTGGGATTAATGTCCATTTATAGGTTTTTTAACATATTAGATAGTCCTTGCGATGATTTTACGCTTCGTCCTGTAGAAGAAGTAGTTTTTGGACGTTTAGGCTTAGAAGATCCTCCGTTTCTTTTCCACATATCGTACTCGGCTTTAGAGGCTAAGAAGTCGGCTACATGTAAAATAGAAATAATAGAGGTTTTCTGTCTAGAACTTTCAACGTTACTAAAGAAATACGCGTCATTAGCTTTATCAAACACTCCATC